TGGCTCGGCCTACTCATCGCAGTGTGCTTCGTCCCGGGCTATACCGGTGCGAGCATTCCTACGCAGTGGGCCGTGCTATCTTGCGTGATGCCCTTGGCCCTTTGGAGGAAGGGGGAACTCACCCCTCTCCATTGGGCCGGGATCGCATTCCTCGTCTACGCCTGCCTGTCGCTGGTGTGGGCGAGGGATATCTTCCTCGGAGTCTGGGGAGTTTGGACATGGACAATGATCGCGCTGGCGGTGTGGTGGGGATCGACTTCGTCTCTCCGACCGATCATTTGTGGGTTGGCGATTGGTATGGGCGTGTCTTCGGCTTTGGCCGTGCTCCAGTGGCTGGGCTACTCCCCCGTGGCCACGGCCAACCCCCTTCGCCCAGCCGGGCTATACTACAACCCAATGGCCCACGGGGAAATCCTCGCGCTGATGATCGTAGCCCTGGCCGCCTATCGCCTCTGGTGATACATACCCGCTCTCCTCCCAGGCCTCCTCCTCTCGGGTAGCCGTGGTGCATTCGCCGCGCTTGGCCTTGGCCTGATTTGTGTCTGGCTGCGACGGTCGCCCGTCATCCTCTTCGCCGTCGCAGCCGGGCTCTTCATCCTTGCCTTTACCTATTCCCCCACCGATCTCATGCGTTTACAAATTTGGAAGGTGACTTGGCTCAATCTCTCCCTCCTGGGCCACGGTGCTGGCTCGTTCGAGGGGTTGATCTTCATGTCCTCCCCCACCAACCTCCTCCATCCGGAGTACGCGCACAATGATTTCCTTCAACTCGCGTTTGAGTTTGGGCTGGGCGCGGCCATACCAGTGGGAATCCTTCTACTGGCCCTCAGGCAAGTCTCCTCGCCAGAGTGGCCCATCCTCGCCACCGCCCTCTTCATGGCGACGTTCTCTTTCCCGCTTTACATGCCGGTTACTGCGTTTATCGCTGCGCTGTGCACGGGTAGGCTTGTTAGTGATTTGGGTGTATCTTGGTATCGCCGCGGCGATCGCAGACGTGGTTTCGTACTACGGAGTGACTCATCTAAAGCTCCAACCGATAATCCTCGGAGCGAACTTGTTCCCGTTTAGCCTTGAGCTACGAGCGAGGGTGCAATGAAAAAGCTTCTATTAGCCCTACTCCTCTCCATCACGCCAGCTTTCGGTCAGGGGGTGGTAGGTCCTCCGTATCAGCCCATCTGCAATGCGGTCGCACAGGGAGCGATCGTTACTGGATCGTCGATTCAGTATGTGACTCCGATCGCAGGGAAGTTTATCTACATCTGTGGCTGGCACGTTACCACCTCCGCAGCTTCTGGCACCTCAACCTTCCAAATCTCCACCGGTACCACCGGGACCTGCCCTGCCACCGCGATGACTCCTGCCTTCTCGTTGAGCAACACCGCTCCGTCGGCTGATCATATCGACTTCGCAGGCTTTGCCACCCCGCTCGGACAAAACCTCTGCGTTACCGTCGGTGGCATAGGCCCGAATCAAGTCCTCATCTATTACGGACAATACTGATGACCGACGATCTCATCAATGCGATAGAGTTCCTCGCTCCGTACGCAGAAACTATCATGGAGCTCAAAAACAAGATTGAAGCATTGCGATCGGTTGAAACGGATACTGAGGCCTCGCAACGAGCGCTAAGCAAGGCCAAGGCTGAGCTCAAATCCACCACCGAAGCCCGAATTGCCTCTGAGAAAGGCATTCAGAATGTGAAGCAGGCTGAGATTGAATCTCGAGCAAGGGTGGATAAACTCGTTGCTGATGCGAATGATAGATCAGCCAAAATCCTCTCTGACGCCGTGGGCAACGCGCAGGCGAATGTGGATGCATTGAATACCAAATACGCCAAGCAACTCTCTGACCTTGACCAAAGGATTCAGGAGAGGACCGATGTCCTATCCAAGCTCGAAGCCTCGATCACCGAACGCCGTAAAGAGCACGACTCAATCCTCGCCAGCATGGCATCGCTGAAAGCTAGATTAATTGGATGACTATCGAGTCGTATGGCATTATCGTCGGCGATGGGCTATACTCGACGATCATTGCGTCGGCGAGTGGGGCCACGCAGATAGTTGCAGCGACTTCAGGGAAGATCATCAAGGTCCTAAGTCTTCAGATCGTAGCAAACGCAGCGGTGAATGTGCAATGGTCGGGGACAACCGCAGGGAATATCACCGGGCTGGCGTATCTGGCTCAGAATGGTGGTCTAGTTCTCCCGCACAACCAGTTGGGATGGTTCCAAACCTCCGCTGGTGATGCGCTGTCTATCAACCTCTCCTCAGCCGTGGCTGTAGGAGGTTCCTTGGTGTACATCTTGAGGTGAGGAAATGGCAAGCCCAAACACCCAACTCTGTGCCGCGTTGAATCAAATCGGTAGCCTATCCCAGCAGGCTGTGTCGTTTCAGCAAGCTGTGGATGCCCTAAGTGCGCAGTTCACCGCACAGGGATGGGCTACATTGATGACCCATCTTACGACGGTGGCTATTAACGCCGATGGCACACCAGCAACTACGAACGATGCAAGTCCGAACGAGGCCAACGGGCTGACCACTCTCACACCCCCAGGGTATAACCTCAATCGCCTTGCCACACCAACGCAATACACACAGGCGTTGACTGTATTGCAGGCGATTTCGGCTGCGGTCAAGGGTCAAGTTGTTACGGTCGACGCGGGTGCCCTTGCCATTCTCGACGTGTTCGTGGGGTCGTAATGGTCTGGATTGCTGGTGCTGGCGTAGGGCTGACTTGGTCGTCGGCATTTGGAGCCGAGATAAATAGCCTTGGGTCAGGGAATGCTGTGCTATCCTCCATCGTGGTGGCCAATGGCACCGCGTTGGATAAGTTCTGCGATATCTCGTTCGTCGCCGGTGCCACAGTTACCACCGTTGCTCCTGCAAATCTGGCATTCTACGTCTACCCTTTGGGTGAGGACGGCGCAACCTATGGGGATGGTCGATTCGCCACCGCTGCTGCTGGGCCACCTGCCGGGAACTATGAAGGTGGCTCGATAGGCTTCGGCATTGCTGCGGGCACTACGATTGCAGGTGTGATTACCGGAATAGTGATCCCACCCGGGTCGTTCTCCTTTCTCCTGATGAACAACGCCGGTGTAGCCTTGGCCGCATCCAACACTTGCAAATATCGGACATACAACTAAATGGCCCGCATCCTTCCTAGGCAAGCCTACGCTACCTACGGAGGACAGTTTCCACGATCGCACCCGGCTGCGCCTAACGATGCCATCGTCACCGGCGGACTCCTCGCCTGGTGGACGATGGATGTAGAGGACTGCAATTTCGTCACGGCGCGAATGCTCGACCGCAGCGGCAACAACAATCCGCTGACGCTGAACAACCTCACCGCCGCAGCCCTGGTCGACGGCCAGATCAACAAGGCGATGTCGTTCAACGGATCGACGCAATACTGCCAGGCCGCGGTATCGACGCAGACCGCGGTCGTCGCCTATTCGGTCTCGGCGTGGTTCAAGACGACCGGCACCGGCATCCAGGCCATCGTCAATGACCGCGGCACGACCGGCCAGGGCCTCAACCTGTGGGTCGACGGTGATTTCGGCGGCACCTCCGGTGCACCGCAGTGGGCGGTCGGCGGCTCGGGTCTTGAGATCGGCGTCAAGACCACCGCAACCTTCAAGGACGGATTCTGGCACCACATCGTGGGAACGTGGTCGGCTGCATCCGGTGCGTCAATCGCCAACAGCCAGTTCCTGATCTACGTCGACGGCGCCAAGCAGGCAACGTCGAACGTGTCGGCCGGCTCGGCCACGTCGCCGCTGTCGGGCAACGGCGGCACATTCGTCGGAACACAGTCCGGCAGCGACCTCTTCACCGGCAGCCTGGACGACATCCGCATCTATAACCGCGTCCTCGACCAGGGCGAGGTGCTGGCGCTCTACGCCGCCGGCCTTGCAGGGATGGGGTATTGGTCAGGGCTTGGCTTACTGGCCCCCGCACCCGCCACCTCAATACTCGCCCCCCAACGAACTCTAGTAGGAGTAGGAACCTAATGGCCCGATTCAGACTACTCGCCTCACACTACCTCGTCGTCACTGGCACGGAGTGGGAGCAGAAGGAAATAGATCAGGGAACGGGGAAGGAAATTCGCCGCCGATATAAGGTCCCCCGCCTTCTCCACATCGACGACCCCGCGGACTGGAACTATCCGCACATCTCCCCTGCCACTGGCAAAGCCTTTGGTGGGGACATCATCGTCGCCACTGAGGACGATCCAAACTTTCCGCGCGATATCGTATTCGTCGGCCCACCCACCCCTGAGATGGAGCCGCTTGATGACGAAGCGAGGGAGATCGTAGCCCAGCACAGACACCTGTGGGTTGATCCGATCGAATCCCTCCCCAGCAACGGCCAACTGTACTCCGAGTCCTTGATCGACAGATTCCTAGCCGCCCAGGCCGATGTCGCCATCAAGGGCTCGCAGCCCAACGAGGATATGATGAAGTTGATGAAGCAGATGGCGGATGCGCTGGCGTTGTTGGCCCAGGCTAGCTCTGGACGAAGGCAGATCTGATGACCATCTTCTCAGGGGTAGGTAGCAGCGGTTCAGTCGGTCCCACCTCTGGGGGAAGGGTAAGTGCGTTCAACAACATCTCCACCACCCCACAGCCGGTGCTCAACATCGCTGCGAGTAGAGTCAGTGTCACCTTTCACAACCCTGGCACACAAACTATTTACATCGCCCCAGCAACGGTGATCCCCTACGCTGCACAGGGTATCAGCACTCCGGGGACCGTGTTGACCCCTAGCTTAGCTGCATTGGGTGGGTGCTTCCAACTATTCCCCGGTGGAGTGTTACAGATCACCGGGGAGTGTCAGATTGGTTGGCAGGCATTTGCAGCCGCCAATGCGAATAATCCCCTCACTGTGATGTCGTCGCACATATGAAACGCGGAATCGCACTCGGCTATGCTCTCGGCCTGATCCTCACCGGCGCTGCGGTGGTGTGGGCGCAGGGTGGGGGGTGTGGCCAAGGCAATCCCAACTGTGTGGTGCCGACACCGCCGGTAACCGACAATAGTAATCGGGCGGCGAATACATCGTGGGTCAATCTATACTTCCTCTCCGGCATTATCAACGCAATACTTAACAACCTCACGGTGAATGGCACCCTCACGGCTAATGGGGCTATTATCGACGCTAGTGGTAACCTCACCGCCTCCAGCATCACTGTCATTAATGCCTTAGCCGCTTCGGCCATCTCAGATAGCCAGTTGTTCGTCGCTGGCTCAGTCTGCAATACCTCCACCGGCATCTTCTATACAACCTCTGGCGGCTGTGTTGGTCAAGTGCAAACCCTCGCAACTGGTGGCACGGGTGCGACTACCCAAGTCGGAGCGCTGAGTGCTATCTGCCCGGGGTGTCAGTATAGCACGCCAGCGATAACCGTTAATTTCAACTCTGCGGCAGATACGGCATTCACAGTCAACTCCCCCACAACCAATTACTCGGTAAACAGCGCTCAAATCTATAATTGCTCAACTTCTGTAACCCCGGTAACCTTTGGGCTCTTCACCGCTCCTGCTGGTGGTGGCATTGCCTTGGTAGCCAGCGGTACAGCGGTGACGGTGGCTGCTATTGGGGCGGCGGCGGTTAACAACTATCAAGCTGTAGGAACGGCGGGTACAACATATCTGAACGCGTCGCAGATATTCTTCCGCATAACCGCCCCCCACACCGGGACGTGTAGCGTTTCGATATTGCTCAAACCACTTACGTAGGAGATGCCCATGCCCAGCAAATCCCCTTCCCAAGCCCGACTCATGGCCGCGGCTGCGCATAATCCCGCGTTTGCGAAGAAAGTCGGCGTGCCACAGAGCGTTGGTAAGGAGTTCAACCGTGCCGACAAAGGCACCGGTATCCTCAGGAAGAAGAAAAAAGGGCGCTCAGTCCAAAAGCAGAGGGATGATGAAGAATGAGTACGCGTTCGGAGAAATACATTCCGGATCATATCTGGAAGATCACGATGCACTACCACGATTTGATCTACATCAAATCGTACTGGGAAAGCATTGGTCAGCCTCCTCCCGAGTTTGTTTTGGAGGAACTGCAACGGGTTCACGACATCCTCCCTGATCTTCTGGACGAAGAAAAGGGCCAGGGTGGAGCTTATCACAAACTAAAAGGTGGTACATGAAGCAAGGACACGCAGACAAATCTGGCTTACATCGAGAGATGAAGCTTCAGCCGGTGGTGAAGGCGATCAAACCCGGGTTCGCTTCTCAGATCGGACTGGCGATGGACCCAAAGGGAATCACCTCCAAATCCGATGGCCGAGGATTCCGCGGACCGGGAGCCGACACCTATCACCCCGGTCCCGGTGGCGGTAGAACAGTTCACAAGCACGGCAGCCAAGGAAAACGATGATGAAGATTGATCTCGAACGTGTGATGCACCTACTCCACGTAGAGGAGAAGGTGAGGGTGCAGCCTCGACTGAAGAAGATTCACGATGCGGTTGTGCGAGAGCTCGAGCAACACGCAGATGGCACTGCACCCAAGGCAGCGGAGGTGCCTGATTTGCCGAAGCCCGTGGCTCAGCCGGAGCCTCAGCCCAAGGATCCGCCGGGGGTGAAGCTTGAGCCGGAGAAAGAGCCAACAAAGGAGACGGCCTACATCCCAGACGACCCTGACCCGATTCCCCAACGCGATGACCAACAGGAAGCTCTCGAAGGCTTCCCAAGCAGGAGAACACTATGACCAAGGATATCCTCCGCGGCTTCGGTCCTGACTCGCCCGCCAATCAGCAGCCTCGCGCAACTCACGGCGGTGTGATGCCGGTGAGGGACGTGCGCAACTATTGTCCGCCTCAAGGGCCGAAGGGCATCAACGATGCTCAATCGCCCGGGTTGAAGGGAACCAACGTTGGTAATCGTGGGACCCAGTTCCCTCCAGAATACCCCAAGCCCGAAACCGGCAAGGTCGGTATTGGTGCCACTCACCATGGAAACTGTGGTACGCAGGGCAAGCACTAGTGGTCGCCGAGGTAGATATCGCCAACCGTGCGCTCGCTGCGATCGGCACTCGGTCGCAGATAGCGTCGTTGTCGGAGGTCTCCAACGAGGCCATTCAATGCAACCTCCTCATGGAGCCCCTTCGCGATGAACTGATACGTATGGCGCCGTGGAACTTTGCCACGAACTTCAACAACCTGACCCTGGTCTGCGCCGCACCGGGGACGCCGGAGAACCCAACCACGGGGACTACGACGTGGCAAAAAGGAATCCCACCTCCGCCGTGGTCGTACGAATACCTGTACCCTTCCGATTGCCTCCGTCCGCTGTGGATAGTCCCCCAGTTCGCGACTGGCTTTGCGTCTGGAGTGCCGATTACTACTGCGGTGACTGGGGGAGTGCCACAGTTTTGGAACGGGCCACCGGTGAGGTTCAAGGTTGGGATCGATCAGATTAACTTGAGCACTGGTCTCCCTGCCGCGCCACCGAATGGCCAGGATGCTCGGGTGATTTGGACCAACCAGGAGATGGCGATTCTTGTCTATCTCCGGCGGGTGGTCGACCCGAATGTGATGGACGATAACTTCCGATCGGCTTGGACCTTTGGATTAGCCGGCCGGCTTGCAATAGCACTGACTGGGTCGGTGCAGATTGCGAATATGAAGATTCAAGAGGCAAATGCGGTAATCCAAATCGCACGTGCGGTGGATGGGAATGAGGGGTTGACGATCAACGATGTGACTCCGGATTGGATTCGGATGAGGGGGATTCTCTACCAGTCGTGGGAGTATGGGCCGAACCAGATCTTCGACTGGGGTCCGATGCTGAGTATGTACTGAGGGTGATATGACTGTATCAACAACGCTGAGCACTATCACCTACACCGGCAACGGTGCGACGACATCATTCACATTCCCATTTGCCATGCCTTCGGGTGGCGCGGCGGACATATCTGTTACTACTGTAGTAGCCGGTGTAACTACGGTGTTGCCGACTAATGCCTACACCGTCGCTCTCAACTCCGCTGTTTCGCCCGATCCCACTCCGGTTGGTGGAACGGTAACTTACCCGCTAGTTGGCTCGCCGCTTGCAGCAGGGTCAACAATTACAATTGAACGTATTATTCCGGCTACACAACCTACCTCCTTGTCAAATCAAGGTACGATTTACCCAAATACAATCGAACAGGCTTTAGACTACATCACAATGCTTGTTCAAGGTGCAATTAACGGTTTTGAAAATGCCATTGTTGCACCGATTACTGACCCAGCGGGATTGAACTACACTCTTCCCTCAGTCGCTGCTCGAGCCAACACCGGTCTAGCCTTCGACTCCAATGGCAACGTCATTACCGGTACTTTTCCC